TTCCTTGTGGCTCTTTCTGATACTCTTCCCAAATCTTTTCACACAGATTTGTTGGAGTTTCATTGAGATCTATAAGTTTTTGGTTTCGGTGAAAATTTCTGATTTCCGTTTCGGACCTACCACTTATCTCTGCATTATGTAGTACAAAGTTCTCAACATACTTTTTAGTGATGGGCTTCTGACGAACACCATCCACTATAGAGTTATCAGCCGACAGAACATTCGGTATTCCATCACTCTTGTCACCTCTCAGAATATGCTCAAACAAATATCCATGAGGATCAATCCCATTGACTAGTTTCTTAGTAACAGGACTCCATTGATATACATTGTCATACTTATGTAACTGAATGAAATCTTTATCACTGGAAATAATCATGATCTTTTCATTTCTAGATTCTGTTCTAGAAAGATAGCCAATGATATCATCAGCTTCTGCACCATCTACCTGTATAAATCTGTATGGGAATACAGTCTTCAGTTCTTCTTTGATTGTCTCAAAGCAACCAAAGATCTGAGTCCAGTTCAGAGGGGATTCTTCTCGACCTGTCTTTCGACTAGCCTTGTATTGTGGAAAATGATCTCTTCTCCATGAGTGAGGAGAATCACAACAAATAACCAACTCTCCATACTTATCATTATATTCAGTACGATACATACGAAGACTGTTCAGAACCATGTGTCGAATAAAATCAACATCTGCTTCTGTCTGTCCCTTTTCCATTGACATCATAGTAGATGCCATCATAATTTGAGATAAGTCAACTAATATCATAGTTATACATGAGGTTCGGTGTGTCCATGAAGATCTTTGATTTTCATGTTGTCAGTGTGACACTTATTGTGCTGTATTTTCTTCTTAGGCCATACTGCATAGTATGCCAGAGAAGTTAGAGAAACCACCGCCACGATGACCATGGCGATGAACATCATCATAAAGATCATTTTTTTGGTCCGTATAAAGATTTGGTTACACCAATTAAGAAAATGGCAGAAACCCCAATACCACAACCAAAGATGACTGCACTATTGGGGTCATTGAAGAAGTCAATCAGTAACATCTTCTCTACCTGTTTCTATCACTCTAAAGGCTCCGAGAATGGAAGGAACCCAAAGACCGACATAGATTCCATAGAGTTTTGCATCTGGACTGTCCATAAAGAAGAACAGATAGATGGATAGTGCCAAAGATAATACAGTGGCAATAAGTACATACTTATGTGATTGTTTCATAATTCCTTTCATAATGAAACTAGGTTGGAGCTAACGAGAGGACTTGAACCCCCAGCCTGCTGATTACAAATCAGCTGCTCTACCAGTTGAGCTACGTTAGCCTGCAATAGGTTCTGGTGGATCGAAATCATCCAAGTCATCAAACTCATCATTTCGTTCCATCCATTCACTAAATCCCATAACATCAAAGTCACCTTTGATAGTCGGCTGACCATCTGGAGTCTTTGAGTTTTCTAGGGATACAAAACGATCTGCAAAGTCCTGTAGAGGATGATGTATATCTTTCTCATACTGAACTACTGATCGTAATACTTCTCCTAGAAACGACAACTGAGCAACTGTACCCTCATCTACAATGTTTACACCATTCTGCTGTAAATTCTTGAGACAAGAATACATGATCCCCTCTGCAAGTTGTTCACACCATGCAAAGTTTTCTCTAGTCTCTGCGGCTTCTACATCAACTTGTGGGGGATTCTCAGGTTTGTAGTTACTAGGAAATTGTAGGACTTTGCCCATTATCCATCTCCTTTGTCCACACGGCATGGAGATCTGAATAATAGACTCCTACAGTACGTTTAGGTGTACCATCTGGATTGTATGCCATTGCAATACATTTAGGAATCACAGTGTGTTCCTCATTTGGTCCAGACATCGGACTGATCCAATCACCTGTTCTCAGGTAATGTTCACAGTACCTTATGTACGCTTTCTTACTGTCTGCAAGATTGGATGCTTTTTGTTTGTCTTGTGGAGTACTTCTGTAACTCCTGGCAGTCTTGTTGAACGCAGCTACCTGTTCTTTGGATTCCTTGATCCAACCCTTCACACTCTTGAAGGAATAGTTGTCATCCTCTGGAAGAGCAAGAACTGTAGGATGTACATTCTTGTACTCAGCAGGTTTACGTTTGGCACGTGCCCTCTCTAATTGGTCACGAAGTTGTTGTTTGCGTTCTTCACTGATCTTGCGTTTAATAGCCATCACAATCCTCAATTACAGGTTTTACCCATTCGATCAAATCATCACCATCCCAATGATAGTAGTAATATCCCTTGGAATAAATTGGAACATTACACTCCAACTCATTTGCAACTCTCTGAGCTTCTAATCTCGCAAGAGAAATATTACTGAATCTTTGACCACTCATTAACATAGCATAGTATATAATAGGAATATCCAAATGTCAAGTCTTTTTTACAAATCGTGTTCACCAGGCAGGGGAATGTAGGGTAGATCTCCAGCTCTTTCGGCTTTACGTATAGACCATTGTTGTTGAGATATGTGTCTGTCTTCTTTCATTGTGCGAACCATCGCCCGAAGACGTTTCAATTCTGCAACCAAGTGAGTAATCACCTTTTCCGTGTCGCCTTCTTTTATGAGTCTTTTTAAGTATTCGTCCTGTTTATTCATCGTAGCTCCAAAAAGTTAATTCTAACATATCTCCTTCTTCTAGGAGTTGATCTCCAAGTTGAATTGGAGTTCTACCAGTATATATAAACCACGTTTCAAATTGATAACCGCCTGCATAGATCCTTTGGATCTCACCGAGGCCTTGAGAGACTAATTCTTGTGCTTGTTCTAGGAGAGATTTCATATCAACCCTGACATACTCAGGATACAATAAAGAATTACAAAAGTCAAGATAAAAAGGGGAACGATTCCCCTCTTTATTATATAGGGATGATGATTAGTGAAGGGGATGGTAAGAGTTTCGGCGTTGCAAAAGCATCGGGCCTACGTTACATCTCTCTCACACATCCCCCATACTTATACTAAAATACTTAGTCTAGTATTCAAAAACTAATTTACTTACCATATAAATCATAAAGAAGTTTTGTACAACTGCAACTGTGGCACAAGTCATGCCGACAATTGCAGAGTATCTACTTATTTTCTTTAGTCTGTCATAAGATTCTTTATTCATTAATTGCCACCAAATTCTTCACGTTATGACGAACTTCTTCCAGAGTTTTATACTCCAAAGGAACAAGACCTTGATCTGCAAGATACCCATACTCACCCATTGCGGCCTCTGATGTATATTCTGCCATAAACTCTGTCATGCCAGGAATGATGAGAAAGTGTTCCTTTTTTGCATAGAAGAACAAGGGTCTTGCAATAGGATATTCGTAACTTTGAATGGACTCAAGAGAAACTTCAACTCCCTCAATGAGAACACTTTGAATCAAGTCACGATTCTGGTCAAGAAAAGAGAAACCAAAGATACCAAATAAATCTGGGTCTTTGTCTAATCTTTTGACAATAAGAGTATCGTTCTCTCCAGCTTCTTCTACTGGTCCATCCTCACGAAATGAATGACACTTCTTTTTTCCCAACTTCTTATACAACCCAGCTTCCTTACACCCTTTATTCATCACTAAGGCATCCCATGCATCTCTTGTTCCAGATGTTGGGGGTGGAGCCATGATTGCAATTTTCTTTTTTGGTAATGAAGAATCTATCTCATTCCAATATGTTGGTTTTGGTCCATGTTCTGCCATTGCAAGAAATAATTGTTTCTTGGTTAGATTCCATTCCTTCTGTCCTGCTTTTTGTGCAAAGACGATTCCATCATTTCCAACAATCACTTCAATGATACCATTGACTCCATTTGACTTACAGAGTTCAATCTCACTTTTTTTGATTGCTCTGGATGCATTAGTGAAATCTGGATGTTTTGTACCTAACCCAGCACAAAACAACTTCATACCACCACCTGTTCCAGTGGATTCAACGATTGGAGTTTTCCAACCCTTCTTACCATGTTTTTCAGCTACAACTGTAGTGAATGGATAAACTGTAGAAGAACCTACAATCGTGATTTTATCTCTTGCAAATAGAGTACCAACGAAAAGAAGGCTCAGTACAACCGATAAGATTTTTTTCATTTTTCCTTTCAGAGTTCTTACACTCGTTTGAAATTTAGAGATTCGCCAAACCTTTAAACGATATCCCATGAATTGCTAATACGATGACAACTGACAATGCCAGTCCTATCATCATTTTGAAAAAATCTTTCCCAACTAAAGGAAAGACAGTTTTGAACTTGTATTTTTGAGTTACAGTCGCAAATGCAAGTTCTCTCCCAGCGAGTAGTCCGACAAATACCCATGTCGTACTCATTGGAATATCGTTATATCCTTTGAAGTACCATAGAATAAATGAATAAATTAAATCAACCAATGTCGCAGAACGTACATATTTTGTGTTTGTTTTGCTCAATACGACTTCCTGAATCCTTCCACCCTTTTCATGAAACATATATCCCAATCCAGCAACAAACACAACACTTATCAAAATCATTGTCTCTATTGGAATAACTCTTGGAAGATAAACAGCGATATTTGCCATATCATGAGACAACCAAGTAAACCACAACCATCCAGTAGTACACCATTGCGCTACTCTCCAATACTTTTTATGTTCGTCCCTAATGTCTTTTGTTTCAAGATATTTTGCGACAATCATCCAAATAATATATGCGGCTGATGCTGCAACCAGATAACCCATTGCAGATTTCAACAATACTTTTTCAAGTACAACTG